AAATTATTTTCGATGAAGAACCCGTCAAGCTCGACAAGGGCGATAGGTAACAGGTCTGCCGTAGCGAACCCCTGCACCGGATAGTTACATATGTTGGTGCGATATGTGGCTGTTCCGTACTTGGTCCACCGTGCATCAGGGAAGGAATACTCTCTCCCACTTGGAAGGGTGATTACGCGCTTTTCTACGGCCTCTCGCTGGAGTTTACCGTGCCATTCGGTTACACCCTCGTACTTCAACTTGAAGGCTCTGTAGTAGCGTTGTTGGGCGTCTGTGCCCGTGGTGCCACCATAGAGAGGCTTGAAGGTGTGTGCCTTCGCTTCTTGTCGTGAACAGCCGATCACCTCTGCAGTGTAACTGTGTACGTCTGTGCCCTGCCCGACATCGATATACGCCTGACTGTCCTTCGCAAGAAACCCAGCAACCCTAAACTCTAGCTGCGAGTAATCCCCCTCAATAATCTTTCCGCCTTCGAAACGACTCTCGACAACCTTCCGTATCTCAAATGTATTACCTCGTGGCATATTTTGAAAGTTAGGATTGCGAGACGAAAGGCGACCCGTCGCCGTAACACACTGCATGAATTCAGGATGGATGAGTCCCTTGTTATCCACATTGTTTTTCATACCCTCCACAAAAGTTCCCAAGTACATACGCAGGGCATTGTACCTGACATACGCCTCTGCAAACTCACGAGCGGGGCCACTAAGCGTGTCCCGTATCTCAGCGAGAGTTTCCTTGTCCGTCTTGAATCCTGCCGATGCAACGTCACGCACGTTACGTGGTATGATCTTGAAGCCAGCCACTTCACCTGTTGAACGGTAGATCACTCCCTTGCCGTCACACGACTTACACACACGCAGTGCCTTGCTGGGCTTGCCATCCTTACGCACAGGGCGCACACGACCAAACCCTACACACGCCTTACACTGATGCCCCTCCGTCTTGAAGATAATGTCAGTCTTGTCACGAACGTGTGCCTTGAAGTCCTTCTTGTTCATGCGAGTGCGCTGCTTAGGTTTCATCGTGGCCCCACGCTGCTCCATACCCAAGTTGAAGACAACAGACCACATACGCTTGTCCTTGACCTTGCGCGAGTAGAGGAGCATAGACCTGTCGTCAGGGCTGGTCAGGCTGACAGGTGTGTCGCCCATAGCCTCACGAGCCATGTCGTTGAGGCGTAGCTCTAGGGCATCTAGTTCGTTCTGATACTGCCGCTCTATCTCTGCGAGTGTCTGTAGATTTACACGCAGTCCATTGCGTTCGATACGCGACAGCGTGTCAGCCATCTCAAATGATAGGCGTAGTGTTGGTACCAAATTGCTCACTGTATATCCCTTCGAATGTTGTGCCTAGCACGTCTAGTTGCTTGTACGCTATCTCCTCCGTAGCTGCAACGTCAGATGTTCCGTATTCTTTGATCACCTCCCACGGTATCTCATAGAACGTCTTACCCTCGTCCAAATACGGCTGAACAAGGTCTTTCTCTTTTTGCACCGTGTTATACTTTTTTGCAAGAGCAGCAAGTCCAAGAGGCCATCTCCGCGCTTTTGATAGAACATACTCTGTAACCATAGTATCATAGATAAATCCCTCGTATGTAAATCCACAGTCTCGTATCCACTGCAAGTCAAACTTTATGTTCTGCCCAACAAGCACACTAGCGTAGTTCAAGGCAGTCTGAAAGTCTTGTGCTGCACTTGGTGTGGGCGGCTCAGTCTCGTGGTAGTAGCAGTCGTAGAAGACTTGCTCCTCATCTGACCACTTGTAACCTATTGAAACTAAACGATTACCAAAGTAGGGTAGAGCAGTCGTACCCCCCGATGGCTTGTGTGTGTGAGTTGTCTCCACATCAAACGTCAGGACGTTCATCATCTTTTTTCTTTGGGTTGTTGAAGAAACGACACACAAAATCATCTATGCCCTTGCTCCCGTAATGTTTGTGAGAGATAGCTTTCCCTTTGCACCACCTGCCCGTAGTCCAATAGTATGCGTACATCTCTCCCTTCTTATTGTACAAGTACAACATAGTTGCACCTAGTCTCTCTTCGTATTCTATATTATTTTTTTCTAGGTAGTCTTGTACAAATTCTAGACTCTCATTTGTGTCACGTCTGTATATCCGTACACCCTTAGAGTTGGTTCTTACATATTTATATTCGCTAGGCATCACTCCATCTCCTCCCATCGTTTCTTCGCAAAGTATTTTGCCAGTGTAGCTATAGATTCTGAGTTCAGTTGCGGGTACTT